TAGCTCTTTGTGTTTCTGTATCCCAAGCATCTAATATTTCTTTAGGAGTCATACCATACCACTTAGATCTTTTATTCTTACTAGATTTTTTTGCTTGTTTTTTTGCATCAAACTTAGGTTTAAATTGACCTATAAAAGATGTAACACTAGTCCAGGTTATATTATCCTTTTCTAAGTTTTCATCTATGCTTTCATAGATATGGTTTTCTTCTTTAAATATGATTGCCATTATAAATTTTTATTTCTTTGTTTATTTTCATTTTCTACTAATTGCTCAAACAAAGCTTTTTCATCTTGATCAGACATTAATTCTTTCCATTTACCTTTAGGGCATGCTGATGCTAGAGATCTTGTTTTAAAAGCTAAACTACAACCACAATCAGCACAGCAAGGTTGAGTACCAGGTGCAGCACATAAGTTACCTTTTAAGTCTAAATGCTCACACCCTTTACATACCTGCCATCTATGATCTGCTATATGTTCTACATATTCTCTTTTAAAGATTTTATTTTTTACACCTTCATATACTTGAGAAATATTTTTTACTCCATTTAGTAATTTACCTATGTTCATTTTTCCAATTTTTCTTATTTGTAATTTCTTGACTAATTCTATCAGCAGCTTTTTCCATTAGTTCTAATTTTTCTTTAATAGGTACATGCTTGTTGTAACCTTTAAATGTTCTTTTTTCTAAATTACCTAACATATCTTTATGCCTTTTAATTGCTCTATCTAACCTTCCTTTTCTAGTTATAAAAGTACCAAGATTAGGTAACCTTATTCTTGTGTGATCTAGACTTTCAATATTCTTTCTTACTTCATTATAGAAAAATCTAACTAACTCATCCACTAAATCTGGATGTACTTCACATTCTTCCGCAATCTCTTTAAAGAATTCTCTATAATTCTTAGGATTCAATTGCATATCCTTAGTTTCAATATTCATTAATCTACACCTAATATTTTAAAATCTAAAAATATGTCTCCTGTTGTTTGAATTTTCATTGTTGGATTTAACATAACTTTTTTACCATCTTTTATTACAAGATCCTTTCTTTTAGCTTTTTGTATAGCATTTCTACAAGACTGTGGGCTTTTAAATATAAGTTGTCCTGATATGTTTTCACAAAAGTTTGTTAAATCAATAGATTCTTCTTTAGCAAGTTCAGTAAGACAATTTAAATCAGAAGCACTTATTTGAATATCATTCATAAAACAATATGTAATAATTTGAAACTTAATTACATTGTCTCTATTGATTTTTACTCTTTTTTCTACTTTATTTACTATTGCCATAATAATACTATTATAGAGATCCCCCCTGGTGCTATAAGACATCAACTAATTAGGATTCAACACCAGGGGTTCACTGCTATTTATTAAGTGGTTTTCAACTTTCTTGCAGCGTCTGCAAAAGCAGGATCTACAGCTGGAGGTGCTTTATCACTAGAAGCTTCCCAGTCTGTACCAGCTACAGCATTACCAGATCCAGCATCTGCTGTAGGAGCAGGAGCTTGTTGTGCTGCTTGTTGTTGAGCCATTGCATTAGCTATAAATGTTTGAGCTTGAATTCTTTCTGCTCTTGAAGTTTCTATGTCTTTCAATAGAGCTTCATATTCTTGTTGAACTTTAAGATGTTTAATGCTGTCTTTGTAATATGCAGTAATTTCATCTCTTTTTGCTTGCATCTCAAGTTTTGATGCCTCAGCTGCTAATTCTTCAGCAGACTTTACGGTTTTTTTTGCCATTTTACTTTGGTTTTATTAATTAATATAGTACAAAGATAATAAAATAAGTTTAAATATAAAAGGTTTAAACTAAATATTTATTAATAACCAGTCAGTAACTTTAAAACGTCACCTATAGCTTTATGTCTATGATTATCTTGTAATACGCACTTGTACACGTAGTCAGAATCTTTTATTCTAGCAACCTCATGTATAGCTGAATAATTTTCATCTTTAATATCTATTTGTTGATAATCTCCACAAAATATCATCATTGATCCTTTACCTAATCTACCTAAAGCCATGCTAAATTGAGATTTAGTAAGGTTTTGGAACTCATCTATGATTATTATGCTGTCATCAAACGTACGGCCTCTAAAATGAGCTAGAGATACTAATTCTATCTCTTCCTGATCTTCCATCTTTTCAAGTTTCTCAGGTTTGTTATATACTTTTCTCATGTTAGACTTAATAGGAACTAACCAGGGTTCTAATTTTTCTTTTTCTGAACCAGGTAAAAAACCGTTATCTTCCGTAGAAACAGTAGGTCTAGTTATTATAATTTTATTGTATTGACGCTTAAAAAATTGATCAAGAGCAACTTGTACAGCCAGTAATGTTTTACCACTACCTGCTTTTCCAACTAAAAAATTAAATGGGTGACTAAGAATTTCTTTTTTTGCGGCTTTTTGCTCCTCTGATAATGTTATTGAGAACTTCACTGAGTTCTTTGGTGGAGTCTTCTTTCTGTTTTCTAGCATGTTTACGCTTTAAATCATTAATATAATCTCTAACTTCTGCACATTTTTCATAATCTTCCTCTTCTATAAAGAAATCTAACATATTTATTAAGTCATCAGGAATTAAATCTGAAAAAGGGTCATGTGATAAAAGTAATCCACCTGACTCATTAACTATATCATTCATTTTTTTTCTTTTAGTTATTAGGTTAAAAGAGTTAGTAAAAGCTTTGCTCAGTAACTCTTGTTCTAAGATGTACTGTTCACTTTCATTTAAATCATCATAACCGTCTAGAGGATCAGTATTGTCCATGTATTACTTTTTAGTTGCAAAGTTATAAACTTTTTTTAGTAAGTTCCAAATTATTGGCGCCTTAATTTATTTGTTGTAGATTGACTAGGAGCATTTATTAAACTCTTATCATATGTTTTAGCTTTTCTTAATAAGTCATTTTGAGATGGACCAAACAAATTAAATCTTGGCGAACTACCTATAGTAGGTCCTATCATATTATCATATGCAGCATTAAACTGTGAATTATTTGAAAGGCTGTGTGCTCTAGACGTATTAGGAAATGCAGTTTGGAAACCTTGTGCTGTAGTTGGAAAACGGTTATATTGCTTAAACCCAAGATCAAGCTGTCTATTAAAATTCTTAAATGAACTAGGGACACCTATATATGATAAACCTAGTTTAAGAGTATTACCTATAGCACCTGTTGTATTACCTTTTTTAACATCTTCAATAATTTTAGGAGTATATCCTATAGTTCCTACTGTTGCATAAGCAAAATTAGTAGCATCTCCATATGTAAGAGGTCTTGTAGAAATCTTACTCAAATTACCTAATTTAGATAAAGCTTTAGCATTTTTAAAATATTTACCTATTTTTAATGGTATGCTATATGGAGCACCAGCACCATATCCTAACAGACCAAACTCAACAGCACCATTAAGGCTTGGCATATTATTATCCATTTGAGTTTTAAACTCGTCATAAGTCATACCAGAATTTGCAAGCTTGTCAATCATAGCATGATTTTGATCACTTCTAGAAAGACCTAAGCTATAATTAGTATTATATTTTATTAAATCAGCATACTTTTTTATTTTTTCTCTATCATCATAAGCTTGCTGTTTACGTTTTCTTTCTTTAGCAGTACTTTTATCTTCACTTAATACATGAGTTCCTTTTGGATACCATTTACCATTAATAACAAAACCCATTTGTCCTTTATCTTCAGCAGCAATATTTATATTTGGCATATTTACATAAGTATTATCTACTTTTGCCCTAAAGTCAGGTTCATTACTTACTTCTTCTTCTTTTTGATTTATTTGTTCATTACTTAAAGAAATATTATTAAATAGCTGTGAAACCATTTGATAATTTGGATCATTCATTTTTATTCTATTATCATAATAACTGGTTAATTTATCATATATATCTACACCAGTTTCATCTTGATAAGACTTTCTGAAATCTTGCATATCTTTACCACTAATAGTAATTGAGTGACCATCATCATCTGTATGAGTATATTCTTCTTTTAAAACACTGTTAATATAAGTTTTTAAATCATTGTTATCTTTATATTTATCTTCATCCTGCCAAAAATTTGTATAAGTATGATCATTAAAACCTTGAACAATTTCATCGTACAATTCTATTGCTCTTAGTCCCATTACATTTTTCTTATATTCATTTTCTAGTTTTTGTACGTCTTCTTTAGTTTGCGTTTTGATAGGTTGACCTTCATACCAGAAATTAGGTAAACCTAAATCTCTTGCCATACCGAAAGCTTCACTTTGAGAAGATGGATACCAAGAAGCTTGAGGATCATTTGCGTTTTTTCTATTTAAGAAATCTTCATCAACATCTTTATTATACGCTTTGAAGAAAGGCATCCCATTTTTTTTTCTAGGCATATAATCTTTACGTGGATCATTGAAGTCTTTT